TCCTCGCACGAACGATAGTTGTAGCCACCAAACTTATTGACTTGGTTCTTGGGTGCTTTCAGTTGCTTCTGGATGCGTTCCAGCTTCTGATAGATTTCCATTTAGATTTCCTCGATTGATACTTTGAATTTGCGTCCATCTGCGTGTGTGATGAAGTGCAGGTCTTTGATGTCCTCGACATCATCAACACGGTTCGACATGAGTATGTAGAAGTTAGCTATCTCCAGCAGGTCATACATAAGTTCTTGCTGATCTAGCTGTGATTGGAAGTATGCTTCTTCGTCCATGATTAGAACTCCTCGTAGTCGTCAATTTCTTCTTGGTCTACGAAATCATCAATCTCGTAGGTTTCGACTACATCCCAATCATGTTTGTCTGTGTTTACTGCGTCGTCGATAGCGGTTTCCCATTCGTCTGAGTAGACGATCACCTCGACTAACTGGCGGCGTATTGCTTGGATTCTGTACTTAGGCATTTCATTCTCCTTGGTTAGGGGGCTTTCGCCCCCGTTTAGATTAGATTCTTTTGATTAACTCTTTGGCTTTAGCGTAAGCCCAGTTGGTAGCATCTTGTTGGTTTAAGAAACGCTGTTGAGAAAATTTAACCGCTTTAGCTGAAAAACCCTCTGAAGTTTTTGACCCTCTTTGAACTGCGGCGATATAGGTTTCGCCGTTGTCGTTGAAGGTAACGACGTATCCGATTTCAGCACCGTTATTGCTGAACTTGCCTGAGCCAACCCATGTTTGAAAACTTGTGAACTCTGTCATTTCTATCTCCTTGGTTAATTAATTACCACAACTAAATATTAAACGAATTTACGATCTTGTGCCTGTTTGCCGCATCTTTTTTTAATAAATATTTTTATCGTGTCATGGATATCAATAGTAAATAGCTATACCCAAATGGGTAACATAACTTACAATGGTTAAGTCATTTACACAGGAGAAACCATGACACATAACGAAATCATTGATGCTCTGGGCGGTAATACAGCCGTAGCCAAGCTGATTGGCGTGAAGCCTCCAGCGATTGCGTACTGGCGTAGGAAAGGCATTCCAGAGTTACGCATCATCCAGTTGAGAACCCTGAAACCAGAGATCATGGCAAAGCTAGATGTACAAACTGTTCAGCCCACAACAACGATTACGAGCGATTGAGGCGGTCAGGACAGCCCCGGAGCATCATGTAGTCGAGATCAAGGAACGCACTCGGTCTATCGAACAAAATGCAATGCTCTGGCGGCTGTTGACGATCACATCAAAGCAAGTGCCTTGGTCTGTCAACGGGCATGAGGCATGGCTGTCACCTGACGATTGGAAGGACATCTTCACTGCTAGTCTGCATCAGGAAATGCGAATTGCCAAAGGCATCCGTGGTGGATTCGTAATGCTTGGCAGGTCTACCAGTAGGATGTCAGTCAGCGACATGACCGCAATGATTGAGTTCATTTACAGCTTCCTAGCGGAGCAGGGAATCGAGGTTGATGTACAGGAACAAGAAGCTATTGGAGATCGTTAGACAAGCCCCGTGCATGATGTGTGGATGCAAGGATGGAACAGTCGTTGCCGCACACAGTAACCAGCTACGGGATGGCAAAGGTAAGGCAATCAAGGCGCATGATTATCGCATTGCCGCACTATGCTTCCAGTGCCACCACGAGATAGATCAAGGCTCAAAACTAAGCAAGCAGGAACGTATTGAGAAGTGGGACGAAGCACATAGACAGACAATCGGCTGGCTGTTCGATAGTGCCTATTTACAAGTGGTATCTTGATGTATAGAATAGTAATTGACCTTTTTCTCCTTTAGGTCATACCCCCCTGACAGGGCTAGGTTCGCTACCGAAAAGATGGTTTACCCTTAGCACCATCCTGCCCGTGTCTTTTTACAAGCTAAGTATTGCGGATTGAGAAGTCCGCTAAGGGGCAATGCAAATGCATTACTATCAATTCAACATTGGCGATTACGCAAGCCATACAAAAGGGTTAAGTCTTTTAGAGGACTTGGCTTATAGACGCTTGCTTGACCACTATTATCTTGCTGAACAGCCGTTCAACGGTAGTTCAACGGACGTTGCACGACTTATCGGTATGCGTGAGTATGTTGATGAAGTTGACTATGTTTTGCGTACTTTTTTCATCTTAGATGACGAATCAAACTGGCGAAATCCACGGGCAGATCAAGAAATTCAAGCATTCAAGCGTAAATCTGAGAATGCTTCAAAGGCTGGAAAGCGTTCTGCCGCAACGAGATTGAACGGTGGTTCAACAGATGTTCAACAGTCGTTGAACGAACGTCAACTAACCAATAACCATAAACCAATAACCAATAAGAAAGAGAGCCTTCAACCGATCGAAGGTCTTGACTTGGATGCTTGGGAACGATGGCTTGATTACAGGAAGGAAATCAAGAAGCCAATCAAAGTTGCATCGATGCAATCAGCTATGAAAGCGTTTGTTAAGCATGGAACAAACCAAGCACAGGTTGTAGAGCAATCAATCGCTAATGGCTGGACAGGGTTGTTTGAACTCAAAGATCAGTCTGCACAACTCAAACACACAAAGCCGTTCGACGTTTGGGATCAACCTTACATTCCATTGAGCCAGAGATGATTGGATACCGTGAACTTTCAAAGGCGATCATTGATGGCTACAAAGTTAAGAAGGTGTTCGTCTACATTGATGCTTGCCCATACAGACAAGGGATGTCATCGCTTCCTCCGGGGGTCATCTTGATCGAGCCTGATGACACTACAGACATTTCGTTTGCAGTGTTAAACAAACTTACTGTACACTTGATAGGTGGCGACGAGAAACGGGTAAAGGCATTTGCTGACCGAGTGTTGGAGTTTAATCCAACACGCATCGTTGCTAACTGGGGTGAGGCAATGGAGATCATAGGATGAGAAACACATATTTTGATGGGATAGACCCGTTTGCGAACCTCGTTAAAAAGACGATGGTCAGTGCTGATGACCTCAAGCCGTTTATGGTGGCAGAGGAAATCCAAGCCAAGGTTGTAGACGTAGCAGAGTTCCGTGACGAACTGATCCAGATGATTGAAAGCCCACCACAAGTTAGTGGAGCAAAGCTACCTTGGGGATCGACTCATGACAATCTACGCTTCCGTCCGGGTGAGATGACGATCTGGGCAGGTATCAACGGACATGGTAAGTCACAGCTTCTAGGTATGTGTTCGATTGGCTGGGTTACTCAAGGCGAGAAGGTCTTGAATATGTCGTTTGAGATGAAGCCAACCTCTACGCTGTTCAGGATGCTTTGCCAAGCGGCTATGAATGCCAAGCCTTCTAAGCCTTTTGCTGACACGTTTATCAACTTCCTGATGGGCAATTACTACATCTTTGACCATCAAGGCTCTGCCAAGCCAGACATGGTGTTTGCCGCTATCCGATATGCCGCATCGAAGGGTATAAAGCACGTTATCGTTGATAGCTTAATGGTGTGCGTTAAAGGCACGGACGATTACAACGGGCAAAAGGACTTCATCAACGAGGCAAGCCAGTTAGCCAAACAATACAACGTCCACGTCCACATTGTCCACCACATTCGCAAGCAGGAGAACGAACTTAAAGTTCCGGGTAAGTTTGATCTACAGGGATCAGGTTCGATCAGTGATCTGGCTGACCAAGTGCTAGTGGTCTACAGAAACAAGTTCAAAGAGAAGCGGCTGTTAGAGAAGCCAGACGATCCAGAGACGTTGAAAGAACCGGATGCAATCCTGTCGTGTGACAAGAACCGTCACGGCGAATGGGAAGGGCGTGTCAAGTTGTGGTTCATTCCTGCTTGCAAGCAGTACGTCAGTGATTCACGACTGATTGCTGTAAACCTGCTGAACGAAAGCGCATACGAATATCATGGCTAGTTGCTACAACTGCGAGAACAATCGACGGGTTTACACTGCTGACTGTTTAGGTTGTGCAGTGAGACTTGTTAAGTCTGCCCGTCCATCACGCAAGCAACAGGAAGCAATGCTGAACTACATCAACCTGTATGGGAAATTCTCAAGAGAGCAGATAATTGAAGCAATAAAGGAGAGAAAAAATGAACAGGATTGAATTTGGGGATTGCCGTGACATTATGCGCCAGTGGGCAAAAGATGGTGTTAAGGCGCAAACCTGTGTAACCAGCCCACCTTACTTTGGATTGCGTGACTATGGACATGAAGGGCAGATAGGGCATGAAGAAACCCCAGAGGAATACATTTCGGCAATGGTTGAGGTATTTCGTTGTGTATGGGATGTTTTGGAAGATGACGGGACAGTTTGGCTGAA